GACCGAGCCATAATCAACCTGTTCACACTGTCTTGAAATATCTTTGACAAAGTATGCACACATGGGTTTGGCGCCATCCGACAAGGGAACGGCAAGCATCTGCCCGGACTTGATCTTTGGGAAATACCATTTCACTTCTGTGTATATGTCTACTATGTCTATGGGCATAAAGTCAGGTTTGCTACTACTCAACGGATTAAATGTGAAGGCATCAAACCCTCTATCGTTGAGACTTGTCAATGGTAACACATGCATCTCAGATTGTCCGGCCTCGCCTATCAACATCTTCCAATCCAGAGGCATTTTAATTTTGTAATCCCCTATCTCTAGTACGGCGGCAGGTGCATTAAAACTTTCAAGGAATATCAATGGTATGTAGAAGAAATCCGGGTTGCTTGGGTCTGAATTATCCAAAACCGCAAAACGTAATTTCTCGTCCACCCATTCCGGGATCTTTTCTAGTGTGTATGTCTGGTTATCCAGAGTAAGGATTTTCATAATCTATCTTTTCTATATTATACGGATAATTTGCCTCTTTGTAAAACTTTTTTCTCTGGCCGAGGTGTCTTTTTGCAAACTTGCAACTGCTTGTGATGTCCCATATCTGCACACTGTCTTTGTCCTCTGCCTTCCTTATTCCACGTCCTATACTCTGTATCACTCTCACGAACGACTTACCAGGCTCTATAAGGACAAGATTAAAAATCCTAGGAATATTAATGCCAACAGCGGCAACTCCATATGTGGCAATAATAACTTTATTTTGGCTAGTAGATACTTCATCATACTGCTCCTTTCTATCTGTATTTTTGGTTGATCCAGATACAAACACTGAATCTTTTATTTTCTTTTCAAGTATTTCTCCTGCTGATATTCTATCAACGAGTATCAGCGTGTTCCCCGATGTTGCGATACTTTGTATGGTCTGTGCTACCCAAGTCATTCTTGTAGAGTCTGTTGTCAGCCATTTCAATTCTTCTCCGTATGTTTTGAACTGTGGATGGTCCTGTGTCTGCAACACATTCACGTGGCAGTTGGCCAACACACCCTTGTCTTGCAATTCACTTGCCTGTATTCTATTTGCGACCTCACCAATGCTACATTTCAGACCCATGAATTCGTAATCTGCCTTTGGAACTGTGCCTGTGAGTCCCCATCTTATTCCACAGTGTGCAAATGGTCCTGTGAGAAGTCTTTTCAGTACATCTGCCTTTGCCATGTGCACCTCATCAATTATGATTGTGTTGATGCCTTGTATGGCTTCGAGGAACTCTGTTGTGTGTTCGTCTTTGGCTTTCTTTTCAAGCACGTTTAGGCTTTGCCAGGTTGCTATCGTGTTGTAGCGTCCTAACTCCTTTCGATCGCCGTAGTATACACCAACATCCAAGTTGCAAGTGAGAAAATCTTCTTCGGTTTGTGTGACCAAACTCTTGTTGGGCACGATTGTGAGAGTTCTACCATACGGCTCGACCAGTTGGCACAACGCCGCTGTGATTATGGTCTTACCTGCTCCGGTGGCGATCTCTTGTATGCACTGCGGGTTTTCGATAAACTTGTTGATTGTTTCTACCTGGTAGTCTCGTAGTTCGAGTTTCTGTCCTGCGCAGGGATGATTGTCCGGCCAAGTGATGTGTGATAGGTAGTCCTTATCTACCTTTTTAAATTCAAAGTTATGTTGTTCTCTCCTGTCCTCAAAATCAACATACACCCCTCCGTCCTCTAGTATTGGTAGTATCTGATCGACTAGATTTAGATAGGTTGTGCCTCCCAAGCCAAAAAACGAAACTTTGCCATCCCAACGGCCGAGTTTGACTGCAGGTAAATGCCTTGCATATGGTATCTCGTACTTGAACTTGTTTGACAGTTTCTTACGCCACTCGAGTGACAAGTTTTCAAACTTCACATTTACTTCGTCTTTGATTACTAGTTTACAACTGCTCATTTATACTTTTTCAATCACATGATCATGCCAATCCCAACTGCTGGGTTGATGATCACTATAATACAACTTTTTTGGAAGATTCTCAAGAAGTCTTTTTAGGTTGTCTGTGCCTGTGGCATAATATCCACCACCCAAAGCGATCACCGCCGCTTTTGGTTTTACCTCGCTCTTGATTAGGGAACGTGGTATTCTGTTTCTAACAAATATAACCTTGGTGCTTTCATCTATGAACTTGAACTGCTTACTCATCTGGTGGAGTTCATAAAGATTCTCGAAAAATTCTCTGGGTTTTTGACTATCCACTAAAAACTTTTTCTCGTCAAATTTATCTATTTCTTTCCTGTAAATAGGTTCTTTCAGATCAAAACCCCAAGAACATTCTTTCATCATATCTATTCCTTTTGATTCAAAAACTTTTAACCATTCCCAAAATTCTCTGATCTCTGCTTCTTCATGTACATCGCTGTGGCATGGCATTATTACAGGAAATGCATCTAGTTCTATCAAAGCCTTGACCACTTCTTGCTTAGAATATTCTTTCGAGTTTATCCATAACTTGTGGTAATCGTGATGTGCAATTTTACTTGCCAATCCTGATTCGCTAGGGACAGATATGCTCTTTGATGATATGTAGAAATTTTTTAAACTGTCAACTTGATGTAACAAGGGTTTGTCCTTTAAGTGGGTGTTCCAATATTCTGCCAAAGGTTCACTGGCATTGTCTATCACTATCTTCTCACCGACTAGTCTAGCAGTTGGTTTTCTATGACCCATGATTTCTTTTTTGATTTGTTCGTAGTCATCTAGCAACTCAGGAGTTATAAACTTGAAATCATACCTGACTGCTATCAAGGTTAGGTAGTACGCAGTAACATCAGTGTGAAGAGCAGTCCATTTTTTGGATTCTCCGTCATACTGCAAGTACAAACCAGGCAGGTCCTTTTTGTCCTTTAGGCAACGAATAAGTTGAATAACTTTCTTGTCATAAGGAAATCTAATTTCAATTTTGGTCACTTCGTCTTCGTCTACAAATTTTTCAATGCTTTTCTGAAAGTTTATTACCCTAAAAGCATCGTCATATATTGGGTTGTCCAATAAATTTTTGATGTCCATATGATGGGCCTGGAATTTGGACAGGTATCTCTTAAGAATCACTAGGGCCAATCTGGCCTGTTTTTCGGTCCATGCATACTGCGACTCTGCTAGTGAAGTCACGGTTGATCTGTCCTTAGGATGTGGATTAATCTTGCTTTTTTGTGGGTCTCCCCAGAAATATTCATTATATGCTAATATTTTGAGTGCTTCGTTTATTGTTTTTGGCAAATCTGACTGCATTTTAATACTGGTAATTTAGATAATTATTAGTATATTATACTATAATTGGTAATATTGTCAACCATGCAAAGAAGGAAAACACATTCAAAAGTCAGGAGTTTGAAAAAAGAACTTAAACGTAGCCTCGAAACAAGGGGTCGTGTACAAGGTTACAAGCCAACTCCCATGGCGGTGGCTCATTGGTTTACCAAATTAAACACAATGTTGTTTGGTAATAGGCTCGGACGTGTACATATAGAAGTCAAAAAACTTCATAAGGACTGGGGCAGATGTATAGCAAGTTGGGATGGCAGACAAGCACCCAAAGGCAAATTTGACCAACGTAAATTACCACATCATGTGGTCGAAGGATACTACATTCAATTGCACAGCAAATTCCCAACGTGGAAAGACTTTATCGAAACCCTGGCACACGAAATGGTGCACCTGTATCAGATGACAGTATTGAAAGATCCTTATTCGAACCACAATGAAAATTTTTATTCTTTCAGGCCTACTTTTGAGTCTGCTGGTTTAAAACTGTATCGCTAAACTCTGCATAAGAAATAATCTTAGAATTCTTTAGATCTGTACCTGTCTGCAAGTAATTTAAAAATTCGGGAGGGTTATCATGAACAACAGTGTAGTTCACGTAAGGCCTCATTTTCAGCATGTCTCTAAATTGTTTCAACCAACCTTCAAATATAGAATCACTGTGCCTTTCACCGTAACAGGTTGTGTCTTGGTATATGTTGTTCAATTGGTCCTTTCCATACTCTCTGAAGTCATATCCTATCAGGTAGATGTTCTTGTGTCCATGCACACCCGCGGTCCAGAATGCCTGATTGCCTGATATCCAGTGTGGATTGTTAGGAATAAGATGTAACATGCCTTTTGTTTGTTTCCGGTTTACTTCTAAAGCAGGTGCGTAGTGGACAGTCTTAAGTCCTACTTCGTCCTCGACCATCTGCATTGTCATTTTAGTATCAACGGAAAATATGAAATCAGGCATGAAGTCTCGATACAGAGCATTACATCCGTATGTCTGTCCTGTCGACTTCAACAGATTTAGATCAAATTCCTTTCTCGAAGGACCATTACCTATACAGTAAGCATTGCCCTTTGGGGTGGCCTTGACCTTGTCCTCGTAGAACGCTGTCTCTATTATCTTTTGTCCTTTTCTCAATATTGTTCTCACAGTGATAGTTTCGCCTGTGTAGGGTTGCCATTCTATAGGTTCTATGACATTTCGCTGATTTAGGTTGATTCTCATTTGATGTATTTCTCCTCTAGTCTCTTTTTGATCCTACGCCATGGAAGGCCTTCTTCTATTTCTTTTTTGAACCATTCCGTGTATGCCAGTTTGTTCGCCCACGTGATCCTGTTTGGCATTGCTGGAGTGTTGATATCTAAAAGTTTGGTGTTACCAACATCGTGGCACAAACTCGACTGAGACACGAAAACCGGAATTCCTTTGATCACGGCTTCTATTGCAGGGTTGGAACTGTGATTTACAACCGCCCACGTTCTCTCGAGAGTTTGTTTAAAATCTGTGTCGTCATAGGTGCGGTAATCTCTTTTTGGTAAACGCACCTTGACGTTCTTGAAATCGTTAGAATTAAATCCTATTTGATTTCTAGGGTGTGGTCGTACTAGAATTGGTCTAGTTGTGTATTTTCTTATTTCCGTGATTTGCTGGGCAATCCAGGTGTCCATCCTTGGCATATCCTTCCATTGTTCTGATGCTTCATGTTGACCGCATATCACAATAATATCTCCTGTAGGATTCCATGGTCTGAGTTCATGTTTAAACAACGGCCAGCGTTTGTCGTCAAAATCTTGATTGGCAAAATCGGCATCTCTGTTTATTCCGTTGATGCCTATTTTAAAACTTTCATTACGTCTAAGACCTCCAACCTCGATCACTACAACAGGTTTGTTTTGACTGCGGTACTCGTTCCATATCCTATGGTACTGTTCCATCCTGCCTCGCCAAAGCACACTCCATATCACTGCCACGTCAGCGTTGGCACGTTTGTTTAGGTAAACTTTATCACCGGCATCGTGCAAACTTTTTATGAAAGCCTCAAAAATAGGTTTAGAGTTCAATGGTCCATACTCTGTCCAAATTTCTATTCTCATTTCAGTGCCGGTGGTACTTTCTTCCAGTAGTCAACGTTGAATATGTCGACCGGAGCATTTGGATTTCGCCTTAGGTCATTTTTTGCAGATGTGCCTAGATTTTTACGTTTACCTTTCAAGTGATCCATATACAATCCTAGTTCACTGTTAACGAACACATGGTGTCCTTTAACACCCTTCCAGTATCCTATGTCATTGACTGTAATTTGTTTTTCTTTTCTGTAGATTTTTGAAAGGTACCAAAAAACATAACTGTCATGCCATTCTAACAATTTGAAAATCTCGTCAGTGATATAAAGTTTTTCCCAATCATTAATGAAGTTTTGTATTTCGGGGTGTTTCATATTGTATCCCACAAAACCACATTCGGGGTATTTTCCGCCATCGTTGAGATTTGGATTTTCTCTACCGAGGTAGGTAAGCATGGTATTTTTAGGTAGCAAACTTTCAAAAAAGTTTATTGGCACTGGACGGAATGTAAAAGTGTCTCCGTCTATCCAAACTACATAATCATAATCTTTAGAATTACGCACAGCGTTCACGACACAAAAAACTTTGTTTGCAAATCTCACAGCGGCCCAGAGATATGAACCTTTGTTCTTGTCCTTACCGCCTTTGGCCTGTAGTTCTTCAGGTCTCCTCACCCCGCCTGGTATTTCTTGCAGTTCACCGTTGGCCACGGGATCGTCTTTATGCTTGTTCTTGAATTTAAAGAGTTCTGGTTCGGCTGTGTTGAGGTCAACCCATTGCAATCTTTCATACTTACAATCAGGCTTTGGTTCTTCGGCGTAGACAACTATATCCACTTCTGGTGGAAACTGCTCGGCCATTGACTCGATGCCCTTCTTTCCGTACTGTTCCCAGGTACCTGGTTTGTATGATGTGACAACTTTAATCTTCATTTATTCTCCTATTTAAATCTTTGTATCCCGGCCAGTTTTGTAAGATCTCCTGCTGTTCGTTTGGTAATTCATTTATATAATTTGATCCCCCGCGTCTGTAAAATTTAAGTTCGTCTGGAACATCTGTTTTATTTTTTTCTTGCATTTTTGTAAACGTTGTCTGGGTTTTAGCATATTCGAATGCTTCTTTATCCCAGGCATAGGCATATGAACTGAATATCAAGTCTATCATATTCCGCCATTGCTCGTCATCTTTCTTAAGATCTTCATAACGAACTTTCAGTTTTTTACCTTTGTGCTGGTCATAATGATCTAGTTGTGCATTCATAAAATTTATAATTATATCAAACCCCCACTGCTTGTCATGTGCAAAATCAATTATGTCCTTGTGCTGTGGAGGTGTAAAGTTTTTATAAGGCACACTCTTTAGGTAGGGCCAGTAACTGAACAAAACATCCAGTGGATTTCTAAAAAGGTAGATTATATTCTGTTCCTGCATCTCATCTAAAAAAATAAATTTTCGTTTGTTTTGTATTTGGAAATATTCTTCCCATGGGATATGTCCCGTGGCACTCATCCAGTCGTGTCTGAAAAGTATTCTTGGAATGCCCGGCCTAGGACGGTCAACCCATTTACTGAACTCAACGTTGTATTTTTTTGCAATATAGTGTCCGAACAGGTGTTTCATCCAAGTCCTCCCACAACGGGGAAAACTTAAAATCAAATTAGGAATGTTGACATACTGATTTTTCAGTACTCCTATCCGCCTATGCATCAAACCCTAACCTTTCTTTGAATCTTTTGAATACCAGTCCAGAACGTATCTCATCAGTTGTCCACTGCATGTATCCAATGTTGTTCAACCACTGTTGCCTGTCGGGATACAATGGTGTTTCAATGTTGTTAAGATCCTTATTTGCCACGGGATAACAAATGGCGAGGTCACTAGTTACAAAAGTCGGTATACCTCTCACACAAGAATCTATGCTGGCGGTCGAGTTGTGAGTGACAACAGCGTGACAGTTGGCGATTGCCTCCTGGAAGTTGAATCTGTAATATTTTTTTTCGTCTCCTTTGAAGTGTGCTTGTCCTTCTATGAGTGTGCAGTCTTCTGGGAATTCATTTTTACGATTAATCATTTGTGCCATGTGATTTGGGTGTGGACGTATTAAAAATTTTCTTTCTGTGATTGGTCTCAGTTTGTCGTAAACACCCATGAACCAATCTATCGGGTCAAGTTCGTCCATGCTCCAGTTGTCCTTTGGCTGTAGGACAAACAGTATAGGGTCATCTTGGTTTGACTTACGCCATGGTTCGTTTTTGACATTCCACAACTTTTTCATCATCTTCCACCTATCGCTTGGTGAGTTGTCATTCAAAAAGTCGCCGTTGTTCATGGGCGAATATAAACTGACACGCCAGTGATGTTGGGGGTGTGTGACAGTGTTGCCAAAACTAGAAAGTATGCCACCGTCAAATGTGATTATGTAAATGCCCTTTTTCTTAGCACGTTCCACTAGGTCCCTCCTACGCCCCTTGGTATGGTGTGGTTGGTTCTTACCACCGTAGCCAAACATACAACCTATCGGTGCTGTGGGTTCCATCTCGTTATCGTCCCATGGCCCTTCCTTGTGCTCATTAACTATTATGGGATTGTCGCCGCAGGCCCTAATGCCGTCAGCCATGTGCTGTAGAAGTTGCCAACTGGCACCTCGCTTACGGTCCTTTACTGTCCTTCTAAATATTTCAACGTCCATTTAGTATCTCCCAGGCGTATCCATTTTGCATTTCTTTTGCTGTAAATTGTCCATATGCGAGACTATGAAACAAAGGTCTAGGATCCTCATACACCGGTTGCTCGATTCGTGCTAGACTTTTTCCTGCAATGGGAAAAGCACAATTATTGCTGTCGGTGAACACCGGCACACCGTTTGCCAGTGCCTTTATTGTGATTGAACTGTTGTTAGTAACCACTGCGTGGATCTCGTCCCACGCGATTGGTTGTTTTGGTACTTTGGTGCTGTTTTCTCCTGTGTGTATTATGCCATCAGAGCCTAATTGTGCTTCAGGATTGTAAGGTTTTTCCCTCACTAAAATTTCTCTGTCTGTGTTTTGCTTTAATTCACTTATTGTTTTGTCCAACCAGTTTTCGCATTTGAAGAAAGTGCTTATGCTGTTTGTTGGAGGACACACTAATATCTTGCTTCCATTCTTATGGTATGGTTTCACTTCGAAAGGAAAAGTCGCCTTGAACCTATCATCTGGACGCTCTTCTATGAAATTTTTTACGTGGTCGTTCTTTACTATCCTAAGGAAGTATGGTGCCTGTCTACTAAGACCCCAATACGGTCTATCCATGAAGAAGAAATCAATTTTATTTTTTTGACAGTGTTCGTACACAAGATTTGTGCCCCTCAAAATACCAAACAGCGATATGCTGTCGGCGTCGGTTGCCTGAATGCACTCGTTGTGAGGAAGTATTTTTGAATTAGGTATTCCTTGTTTGAAAAATTCAATGTACTTTTCGGTAACGTGTCTGTTTGTTTTTGAAAGGTAATTCATATTACATTTTAATAATTTTTAGTCCAAATGTCTAATCAAATCTTTGACATCTACTTCGAAATCTATCAAATCGTTGAGTCGTTTCACTCCTTTTGGCCTGTTTCCGCTGTATTGTATTGGAATAGTTTTTGCAAGGTAAAGTTCGTGATCTAGGGCCAAACAGTTTGCCAACACCGGGTAAACTTTTTTGTGTATCATTTTTGGATCTTGTATCTCTATTATTTTTGTTCCTTGTTCACACCATAAGATGTTCGTAAGTCCTGCGCCATGTGGCGCAACGATATGACTTGCTTCGGAAAAACATTTTACTTGTTCTTTTATAGACATGTCTTCGAGAGTCACTGTTTGCCATCCTTTTAGAGCCATCATAAGTTTTTCAGCATTCAGTAATCTTCTGGTAGTTGCTTTGTTCCGTGACACGTAGATCTTCTTTCCTTTGCTTTTGCCCACCCCTATTACATTTTTTAACACGTGTAACCATGGAGCCAAAGACGGTGCTATCACTCCATCCTGATGATTACTAAGACTGGGTACGATAAGGTGTTGGAACTGCCAGGTCTCTTTCTCGGGTAGCACCATGTATTTTAGATCCGGAAAGAATGCCTCTGCCACTTTATCAAAATATTTGCTTGGGTTAGATAACACGAAACAATACTTTGTGAACAATGTACTCCAACGTTTTTCGACTAACCTGAACTTTGATATTATATCTATCCATACGTGCCATGGATTGTTAGCACTCTCTTTATCGATAGGCAACCATACGTAGGTGTACCTTTCATTGAAATGCCTTGTGACTTTGGGTAAACGTATCTCGATTTTCTCACCCCAGGTGTCCCATAAGCCATGTGTCTTATTGGGTTTATTTTTGTACCTGTGTGTGAGGTTCCAGACGTGATTAGTGATAAGATGATTCTCGTTGGTCACAATCAACGGACAGGAGTTGACCTGGCAGTCAAAAAATTCTGCCATGAATGTTGGTAAAGATTTATATGACGAAGGGGCATCGGGATGATACGGTACATGATAATCGAAGCCTGAATCGATCGTTGGAAACCTGTTCAGAAAATATTTGATATCGGTGATGTTTTTGACTGTTGGCATTTCTAAATAACTAGTATATAATTATCGTATGACCATATCCAAATTGTTTATAAACGGTTGTTCATTTCTCACACCCAGACCAAAGGACAATGTAATCACACACACAGGCATTGAACTTGCTCGTCTATTAGATTTGGAAATAGCGGAAAATGTCGCACAAGGTGGCAGGGGAAATGACAGGATAAGTTTCACAACTAAACTTTGGTTCACACAGAAAAGGCCTGTGGATACAATGGCCGTTATAGGTTGGTCCAGCAGTGACAGGTACGATTATGTGACCGATGACGGATGGAAGAAGGGCAGAATACCATCTTTTGATTCTACCTGGAGGACCTGGAAGGTCGGCGAACAACTGCGTTTTGTTTCCAAGCAACCAGGCTGGAGCATTGAACAGCAGTCGGAGATGAGATTCGTAGACCACGTGATTGATCTACAGAATTTTTTTAAACTGAACGGAATACCATACGTGATGTATAATAGCCTAAGCAATGATTTGTCTTCGGACAACAAAGATATCGAGCTGATGAAAACTCAGATAGATAGATCCAGATTTTTCCGCTTGGACGATTGTCATTTCAATTATATTATGGATAATAAAATGATTGTTGCACCAAACGATCCACATCCGTCAACGGAAGGACATGAAAACTGGGCAAAAAAACTAAAGGAATTCATAGATGCTAACAATTTATGCACCACAAAATAATCTAAACAGCAAGGCATGGGAAGTCTTCGATGGAGTCAAAAAGTCCTGGCCAGAGCAAGTGTCAGTATTGAATAATCGGCAAGAAAATGATCCCAAACCAAATTCGATGTTTTGGGGTTTTGTGGGTAACAATTTGGAAATGGTCAAGAAGTTAGAAGCAAGAATGCACAATTATTGGTTCACTGACACACCTTACTTTGGCAGATTTGATAACAGTAATTTAAAATCAGACAACCACTATTGGCGAATTTGTAAGAACAGAATTCACGCACATTATATCAAAGATTGCAAAGCAGATAGGTTTGAAAAATTTGGAATGCGAATTAAAGCACCTAACTTTGCAGGCAAACACGTTTTGGTGTGTCCTAGCAGTTCAGGTATACATGGATATCTGGATACACCCAACTGGACGAACGAAACAATCAAACAGATTAAAAGGTACACGGACAGACCAATCAGACTTCGACACAAGCCTAGGGGCAGGGGTACATCAGGGCCAAGTGAGGCAAAGGTACCCCTATCCGAGGACCTTAAGGAAGCCTGGTGTGTAGTGACCAGTTGCAGTATAGCGGCGGTAGAAGCAATATGTGAAGGTATACCTGTGTTCTGCCATAATCTAAGTTTTGCAGTAGATGTTGGAAATATCGAATTGTCAGATATAGAAAATCCTTATTATGGTGGACCGGAACCTTGGTTATACAGTCTTGCCTACCAACAGTTTACTCCAGAGGAAATCAACGACGGCAAGGCTGTTGAAATTTTAATGGACAAAGGATTGTTATGAAAATAGAAAAACTTAAAAACAATCTATGGGTTCCTTCCAATGACGCTCAGATAGAACAATGGAGAGAGAAAGGATATCCACATATGCAAGAACGTTGTCTCAATGACTTTGTAAAATGGTGCGAGTCGCAAAACAAAAAATTTAATTGTATCATAGATGTAGGAGCATGGTGCGGAACCTGGAGTATGGTAATGCAAAAGTTCGCCAGGCAGGTTAAATGCTATGAGCCAAACAAAACACATTTTGAATGTCTGACTAGGAATTTGGCACCATACAACCATACAAGTTTGTACAATCAAGCAATAGGAAGCCAGAACGGATTCATAAAATTATCTGACGAAACAGCAACACAGAACACAAGGGTACTTGAAGAACCAGGAAACACTCCAATAACTACCTTAGACAGCCTCGAGATAAAAGGTGTAGAAATGATAAAATTAGATGTTGAAGGATTTGAAATGGAAGTATTAAAGGGTGCGGAAAAAACACTTCAAGATGTCAAATTTGTAATGATAGAACTGAACAACAACAGTAAAAAATACGGAAGTAGTAATCTAAAGATAGAGAAATTTTTAGTTAAACTTGGGTTCAAAACACTGATAAAGGTGTGGCCCGATGTGGTATGGTATAGGAGTTAGTATGGAAGAAATGTATGTGTGGCTCAAAGAGAACTTGGCCGACAAAGGATACAAGCCAGAAAAAATTTTAGATATCGGTGCTTGGAATGGTTTTTGGACAATCAATGCAAAAACTTTTTGGCCGGACAGTAATTACACCTGTATTGAAGCAGGCCAAAAACATGAAGACAACTTGAAGAAAGTCGCAGATCAATATCATATTGCAGTGCTAGGCGATGAAAACAAGGAAGTAGACATGTATATAAATCCTGTGGGTTACACCAAAGGTGCAACACTTTTGCCGGCCTCCACAAACAAGAAAAAGAGACCCGACCGAAGGACGATGCAGACACTGGACACGCTAGTAGGTAAGGACGCCAAATTTGATTTCATAAAACAAGATATTCAAGGTGCTGAAATATTATGCATGAAAGGATGTCCTGAAATATTCCAACGGGCAGATTACGTGTTGAATGAAGTAAATCTTTTTTCCTACGCTCACTCTCCGAACACGCCTTGTAGGAAATCAATGGACGAGTATATGCGATCTATAGGCTTTCCCTATGCAATATCAATCAACACACACTTTGGTGACCCTAAGCAGGTAGATAGGTTGTACAGCAAAAAAGAATTTAATTAACGCACGAAGATATAATCATTAGGACGACCTTTTGTGTCCCACGTTCCCACATGTTTGTAACCGAGTCCCTTCAACAAGTCAGATGCTGAGAAGTCACCCCTGTTCTGTTCTATCACTATGGTCGGATTGCAACGCTCTATTGTGTCCAGTGATCCTTGCAATATCTTGGTCTCGTAACCCTCAACGTCACACTTGATGAAGTCCACGTTGGCGAATTTGAACTTGTCAACGGTGGTTATGTTCACCTTTAATCCACTGTCTAGTTCCTTGATTCTGCCTACGCCTCTTTTGGTGTAACGCACATCATCCTTCTCGCCCAGCCCTGTGTTGTGGTAAGTGAACTTGTTCACGTCTTTTACTTCTTTAGCCAAGAATGACTGCCTGTCCCTGAAGTCAAAACAATGCACGTGTTGGAAGTCGGGCTCGAGCCATTTGGCGAAGCCAAACGTGTCACAGCCTATGTCCAGGGCGTTCCTGAATTCTTTTATGTGGGGTTTGCACCACTCATAGAAGTTATTCCATACTACTAGTTTTTTTTGATACGTTGACATATACTCTCAAATTTTTTATTTGACATATCCAGTTGTACAACCGGGCGTCTTATGTAGTTTTTATTTTTCTCCAACACCTCTATATCTTTGCTTTTTGTTATAAGGAACGTATTAGGAAAGTAAAGTATATTTTTACCCGCGAGACGCAAGTCATCCCTGTTGTTACGATCATTCCTTTCCTTAAAAAACCAAAGGCATATTACTTCTTTTTGAAAATTTATGTGCCTTAGGTCGTCAATAAACTCGAATCCTGTTTTATATTGCTTGTCAAACTCCTGCCAGGTATGGTGATCTAGATTGTTTTGATTCTCATACAACTTGTCGTATTCCTTAGTGTCAAATATGTTGGTAGCATACACGTGGGTTACCGGTTCGACAAAAATTTGATCTGACTGAATTTTTTCCCAATTCATTATGCCGAGAAAAGGTTTATAACTTCTTTCTTCCACACGTCGGCGTATTCACATTCTCTGTAACCATCAAACCAAGGACCACCTTCCGTGTAGTGAAGTATTTTTGGTTTTCCGTCTTTAGGTTCTTTGTACCATCCAACTAGCCAATTGTAATGATGTGGTAAAGATCCTATGTCTGCATCGTCTAGCCACGAAAACCTGTGTAGAAACTTTGGACTTTCTTGATTAAGCAGTGCAGGAGTTAGGATTTTATTTTTCTCGTGACCACAATTCCACAGAACCATGGAACTCCAATTCTTACGTGGGTACACGGATTGTACCTGTCCGTCCATCTTTGTAGTCTCTTTTGGTTGGTACTCATGTTGCACACATACAACTGCTTTTGATTCATCACAGTATTGCTCTAGTTCTGTGGTTGGAACTTTCCAAACAAAATCGCAATCGCAAAACACCGCCCAGCCTTTGAAGTCGTTAAGGTATGGAACAAAAAACCTAGTAAAAGTAAATTCTGTAGATGCAAGTTTATCGGACTCTCTGGTGTATATGCCTTGCGATCTCATGTCGTTCTGTTTTAATGGTATAACTTCTGCTGAGGGATCTCTGCGTTTGATCGAGTGTTCACACACCTGATATGCTATGTCTTCTCTGCTGTCCCAACCTACATAAACCTTCATATCAAATATTTAAGTCTTTGGCCAGTTCAGGTATAAAATTAGATAGTTCTATCTTCCTATAGGCATCTCTTTTAGATATGACTTGCTTGAATCTTTCTATCTGCCTGTACACATCTGAGTCTAGATTTTGTTTGATGTTTTTAATCAAAGCATCAAAGTTAGTTGTGTGCATCAGTTTGTCTTGTTGCAGTCCTAACAATCTCTCGAGAGACTTCTCCTTGGATTTTTTTGGTAAAACTCTTAAGTGTAGGTAATCTGGCCCTTCGAGAATATTGAAATTACAATGTATCTTGACAGCGTTTGCATAATCGATCATGTCTTTTATATACATCAAATTGAAATTTTGTACTGTATGATTAATCATGAACGTGGCATTCTTTAATTTTCTTAACATCTGCACGTTGTATTTGATTGTTTCAAAATTACTAGGAAATCTCAGGTAATCGTTCACTTTGTCTATGCCATCGATGCTGAAAATAATTTTCAAATTTCTAAATCTTTCTAGAAGTTTATGTAGGTCATCGTTATATATTGTGCCATTCGTTGTTATCCATACAGCGAGATTATGTAGGTCCTTCTTCCAACTTAATTTTTCCAATAGTTGTATTATCTTTGGATTCATCAAGGGTTCACCACCCTGTAAAGTTATGTGTGTCACATTGTGTTTTTCAATTTGTTCTATGAGGTAGTCCAGTCTCGAGTCATCGTAATCATAGTTCTTCTGATCTAGTTTCTCAAACCCCAGGTCGTTGTTCTCAACTAGCAACTTACTGCTTAAAGTTCCACTGCACATATAACATTTTAGATTACAAAGATTTGTGATGTCGAGGTTGTAGTCTTCGGGGTGTTCCAAGTTTTCTTTGCCAAGCAGTTTCAAATATTCCTCTGCTTTTTTATTACCAATCACTTTGTATTGGAAGTTTGAGTTTTGACGCAAACTTCTTGATCCTATTGCCTCCTTCTCCCAACATATCCTACACTCCTTGGGAGTTTTGTTTTCTTTGAAGGCATTTATAAGATACTGCCTGTAATCACTATTCCAATAATCCACTATATCGTTTTGTTTTAGATTGAATCTGTGTTGTCCTTTGAATTCTGTTTCGTTTGGTCTGGCGTCACAACATACTTTGATTGATCCGTCTGTGGTAATGTTGATGCTGTTGTAGGGTCTGATGCAGAATTTATTTTTTTCCATGTAGTAATGAATGAATTTCTTTCCAATTACTTACACGTATGATTTCTGGGTGATCGAAGTCACGGTTGTATGGGTGGTCTATTAAAATAGGCTTTAAACCGTAATTGAGCCCTGCTAAGGCGTTGTGAGGCTTGTCCTCGACCCAATACAGTCCGGTTCCGTGAAATTCTGCTAATGCGCTGTCTTTGTCTGCACCTGTACCAAGAATATGGTAGTTTGTAAAAATGTGTTCACCAAATAATTCACCGAGTCTACGCTTTCTCAGTTCCTGTGCTGGCTTATCTGATGTCTGCGACGTGATGGGAATGAACGTCCAACCTTCCGCCGCTATCAGTTTAACCCAGGTCTGTGATTCGAGCATGGGACGTTGTGTGCCCATCCAAGCACTCCTATTGAATTCTCTAATTTCTTTCCTCACCTCTGTTTTTGTAAGTCCAAATCTTTCCGCCATTTCGTAGGTGTTTTCTTTGTCGGGGAGAAGTTTATAAGGATGATATCTCGCACCACGTTCGTCGAACAGTGTGCGTTGCAACATCCATTTGGTGAAATGGTGCTCCCATTCCAGTAGCACTCCGTCTACGTCTGTTAATATGATTCTATTTGATGTCGGCATCTTCCATTCCAGCGACCCTCAGTTTCACAATGTTGGTTATCTGCCATTGCTTCTGATCCAGTCCTTTGGTTATGCCCAGCCATTGGTTTCGCAGTAGTGCGAAATCGTTTACGATTTTTGTCAGGTCAACAACGTCATCCTCGCCGTCGACATACTTCTCTGCGTCTCTGCTTGATAGTGCTCTGTTATAGTTCTCTAGAAATTTCTTAAATGTTTTTGATCTCAATCTTCTCAGTTCGATGTTTAGGTACTCTAATATTGCTTCTAATTGTTGAAGTTGTCCAAAACGTTCTTCCACTATACCTGGAAGTGCCGCGGATGCTCTTTCAAGGTTGCCGTATATCTTACACTGCTTCTTTGCTTCAAGCAGTTCCTTGTCAAAGTGTGCGACGCAATCTGGAATTTTTGCTAGACTTCTACTAACTTCGTTGTACCAATTAATCATCTCTATACCTGTCGTCGTACGGCTCGTCTACTTCGTCCTCGTCTTCAAACACGGTATTGATTGCTTCTTCTAGTTTAGGATCAAACTCTCCGGATGCCTTTATCTCGTCGGATTCCACACCAATGTCTTCTAGACTTTTGATAAAATCAATTGCCGCATCTAGTCTTGATCTTTCTGGTACGTAGTGCGAAATCGAACTCCAAAGACGTTCTATGTCTTCGTGGGTGAAATCAATCATTATTCTGCGTCGTCCTCTTCTATAGTTTCTGTTTTCTTCGCTTTTGATTTTGGTGCTTCTTCAACACTTTCCGCTTTCGCTTCTGTGCTTTCTTTGAAGTTTGCCATTATCATATCTAATTTATCACCAGTCCACGCTTTTCTGAAGTCTATGTGTTCTTTCCCTTGTGGATCAACATATTTCAGTCTATTTCCGGTTTGTACAAGAATACCTTTCTTCTCGAACAGGTCCACCAGTCCACTGTAGGGATCCATACCTGTGTCATAAGGGATCTTGACCTGCACACCCTCGAATGGTTTAGCATATCTTGTTTTCATTACCTTACAAGCGGCCCTGATACCTCGAACTTCAGATATCTTGTTGCCCTTCTCGTCTTCTTTGAGTTTCAATTTCTTCATTGCTATCACGATAGAACTTGCATAGATGAATCCCTGTCCGCCTGATATCTTGTCATCTGGATCAAACATGTCCTGTGATGCGTAGGTGTGGTTGGTCGCAATCAATCCCACGTTCCAACTTCCAAACATGTTTACACAGTTCCTGACCAGTGCGGTAAGAGCCTTTGGCTTCCTACCAAGGTCGCCTTTCATGTCTCCCGCTTCAAATTGGTTCACGTCTGTAGGTGTCAGCATCATGCCCAAACTGTCTATCACGAAAAGAACTTTAGGAGCACCTTCTTTGTTGTCAGCATGTTGTTCCTTGTAGCCTTTCATAAACTCTGATATGGTCTTGGCCACGTCATCCACCATTGACATGCTCAGTTTTAAAAGTTTTTCTTCCGAGGTGTCAACGCCCAGTGCTTGTAGCCATGTCTCATCAAGTGCGTTCTCTGTGTCTATCAATATAACGAAGATACCCTGTGCTTGGGCGTTCTTGATTATGTTTCCTGATGCTATGTATGATTTACCTGCCCCTGATTCTCCTGCGAGCACAGTCACCTTACCCAATGGAATTCCTTTGTTGAAATCACTGGTCATCAAATAGTTCAGAGCATAGTTGCCTGTAGATATCCAGTCTGTTGGATCACTGAAACCTATTCCTAGTCCTTGGATTGATTTTGTGATACTCTTTCTAAATTTTGTTGCGTCAAATACTTTTGTCATATTGCCCCTATAATATTATCCAAAGGATTATTGCCACAATCAACATCCACGCGGGTATTTGTTTGTACAATATCCATTCTATTGCTTTTGTAATTTTTCTTTTTATATCCATACGTTATATTACTACACAAGGCCCTAACAGTCAATATCAGGGCCTTGGTAAAATGTCAGATTATTTTGCTTGTCTTGATCTGATCAGTTTCAGTATGTCCTCTGCCCTCTTGGCACTGTCAGTTGCAGGAGCCGCCGGAGCCGCCTCTGGTTGTGGTGCTGGTGCAGATTCAGTTACTGGTGCCGGTGCAGGTTCAGATGCAGGTGCTGTCGTTGCCGCTGGTGCCTGTGCCACAGGTGTCTGTGGTGCATTGTAGGCCACGCCCGCTGGTCTGAAGTACTGTCCGTACTGTTCTAGATCATAAGCCTCACCTTCAACAGATTTCTCAAATAATTCCTTGATTATTTTTACCTCTGTCTCGGTAGGCTCTTTTGGTCTGAAGTCGTTTAGGTTGTGTAAACCATGGGTGTCGATCGCGGCTCTCTCTGCCTCGTCCAACGCTCTTTCTCTTCTTGACCATTTTGATGTTGAGTAGTCAGCGTAACCACCTTTAGTGGTTTTCGTTATCCTGAAGTCAACACCCTTCACGTAGTCAGTTGGCATTTCTTCCATCTCTGGATCCATCAGTGCCCCTCTGATAATGTTGAAGATCTGAGGTCCGATGATGAACCTTCTGATCGGATTCTCAGGTGTTGTGTCCTCTGATAACGGATTCGTGACTACGAAACCTTGGAATATGTAACTTTTCTTCTTCCAATATTTCCTACCCATGTCTTCCATGCTCTTGTCTTTGAACCATGGTCTCACTTCCGTTAGCACTGGACAAGTCTTGCCATACATCTCCATACACGGTACTTGTACTGTTACCGGTCTTGAATCTGTCTGACCCTTGATACCTGCGAAAGGTAGTTTTATCATGTTCCTTTCAGTCCAGAAGAATGTGTTGGTCTCGTCCTTGTCTGGTAAGAACCTAACTACTGCTTCAGAACCTTCAGATATATTCCAGTGTGGGTAGATGGCGTTGTCTCCGCCTGATGATGAAGTGGAGCGATTCACTTCTTGTGCTTTTAACTTCGCTCTTATTTCAGCCAATGATGCCATAATGTAAGCCTCCTTTATTGTGCCTATGTTTGTTTGTGCCTAAATGTATATTAGACATACTGCATAATATACACACTTATTTATCTAATGTCAATGATTATTTTTTTGTAGAAAACTTTCCATATGGCACAATGCAAGGCCATTGTCAATAATCCTGTTATACCTATCCATTAGCCATTGGCAAGCCATTATTTCCCTGATCATTTTAAGATTTCCTCTGAACCGATTTAGCAGATCTGACAGCAGTCGTTGTAGAATTTTTTGGTTTTCTGTATTGGTTGAGTAAATTTTGGTAGAACTGTTCAATGTGTGAGTAAGATCTGCAAGTCCATCATCAACGTGCTGACTAATATAACTCTTCCAAATTTTTGCACTTAAACAATTATCAATCAAATCTAAATCTAATTTAGACCAATCTATAGTTTCCCATAGATCTAACCAATTTTCGTTTGCCAGGTTTAGAAATTTATCATCGTTATTTTCGTATTGTCTTGAGTAAGATCTCCAAGAACCGTGGTCAGTACATCTGACACTGTCGGAGTTCCAAGTTGGCACAACATACAAGTTGTCTCCCCATAACGGCGACCAATCTGAATATGCATTATATACAGTTTCAAATATACTAGGATATCCTACTTTAGAGAAAGTCTGCGAAGTAATAAATGATTTCCATTTTGTATCTAAACTGTTGAAAGCGGGCAAAATCCATTTACCGGTGTGTAACATGGTTGCATTGGAACCGTTACCATGTAATATCCAATCGCAATCTTGTTTCAACTCGCCTATTGTTCTTTCGTCATACCCATCCAAATTCATGACAGCAGGTTTAGGAACACTTGCAAGACTACTACCTGTTATGTAGTCATTCACCAACAGGTGTCCATCTAGCTCTTTGATGTTTGCAGACACGTGCTTCCTTTTCCATATACTAATAGTATCATTGATAAGTTTTGTGTTTTTTATATTATACCGAGGGCCATCTGTGAATCCTACCACGTTGAAATCAAGTTTATTCTTGTACAGCCATGACGCCATCATGTTGCTGTCTATTCCGCCCGAGCACAACACCGTGTACTTGCCTTTGTACTGTTCGGCTAAACTTGTCATGTGTGCATCGAACATTTTTTCAACACTGTTGTAGTATTCTCTTACACAATAATCGCGTTGGACAATTTTTTTGGTTTTAATTCTTTCATTGATCATTTCAAGATCGTCGGTAACTTTTATACCTTCATAGAAATCTAAATGCTGATCCACTAGGGTCGCACTGGTTAAATGATCTAAGATTCCTGGAGTAAAATTCGTGTCATTTTTCCAATCAGTCTTAGCAAAGCAACCGCCAACTTCACTGTGTGGAATTTCTACACCTTTGAATTTGTGTTTGACAGGGTACCAATCTCGGTCGTAAGGCAACTTCATGTGGATATTTAATGTGCCTGATGTTGGTGGTGATTATTTGTAGAACGCTAGGTTCTTGATACGATCTATCTGGGTGTCGTATGCCATTTCTTCTTCTGAGTAGAAATCTTCCAATTGTAGGCCTGCAAGTTCTATGGCATCTCTCAAAGTGTATTCCTGGTCGCCAACTTTGAACTTGTCGCCTGCCTTCATGCCCGCCGCCTTGGCTTTCTGAACTGCCTGTGCGAATTGATTGCCTTCAAATTTACCTGCGTGTGCACCGCCTTGCATTTTATCGTAGTGTTCCGCGGCTTCTTCTTGACTTAATCCTAGTTCATCTGCTTTACTCATGAATTCTTCCTTGCTCATGCTCTGTGCCATGTCTGCTATCTTGTCTCCCATTCCTTCTGTCTTGTCTGCGTACTTGGGATCACCTGATTTCATTCTTTGATATGCTGTGGTATTCATCATCTTGTCTGCCTTTGTCACATCAAGTTTTGTAGCGTTCTCTTTGTCTTTCTTTTCTATCTCAGGATCTTTTTTAGGTTCTGTTGTATATTCCTTTAATTTGTCATAGTTCTGATGTAGGTATTTTTCAGCCTCTTTGTAATCGGCTGACTTGAATGCCGAATTGCTGTCCTTGTCAAGCACGTCGTATATCATCTTGCCGTCTTCGCCCTTGTACATTGATACATAAGGCTTGATTGTAGATTCTCCAACGTTGTCGACCCAACTTTCAAACGCTTCTGTTTCTTTTGGTTTGCCCTTAAGGTCTTTCTTTGGTGCGAATTCGCCTGGATCTTTCCTCACCTCATCTTTGAATGCTGGATCATTCTGCATCTTCTTGTAATCGTCGATGTATCTCTTGGCAAGTTGTATTGCTATCTTCTTGTTCTTCATGTAGTCTGGAGTTGGTTTGAAGTTCGCGCTGTTCTCTTGTTCCATCTCGTCCGCTACCCTTGAAGCGAAGTTTGCCAGCCTGTCTTCCTCACCTGATTTTGTAAGGAGCCTACTTGCTATGTCTGATAGTATAGAACTCAACATTGTGTTCTTGTTTGTGAATTTCGTGTTCTTCAACATCTTGTCAGCGGCGTCATCTTTCCTCAGTACAAGTTTGCTGTCTGGATCTGTAAGGAATGACTGTACAATAGCACCGTGGTCCACTGGTGGTTGTATCGGTGCATCAATTGGCTCTGCATCTGGTTCAAGTTCGTTGATTGGTTCTTCCTTAGGTGCGTTTTCTAATTCAGCCATAACCCTGCTGATAAGAGGAAAAGCATCTTCCACCCTGCTGTCTAAATTTGTCTGTGTGAATTTTTCTCTCAACTTGTTCACTGTCTCGTCATCAAGCACCTGGTCTTCTTTTTTCTTGTAGCTCTTGCAACTTGATTCGTAGTGTGACTGTTTTGACAAGTTTCTCATGTATTCCCTTAGGTTCTCTAATTGTAGTTTCGTGTTCTCAATAATGTCGCCTGCGTTGTCGTTCAGTTGATCCTTGTTTGAAACATATCTTGAGAATGATTGTAATTTTGCTATATCTTCGGAAGTCTGTATGATGTGTTCACCAAACTCGTCATGCGGTCTTCCACCGTTGGCCACGTGTCTCATCATTGCTCTCGCACCTGATAGATGTGTAAGTGGATACTTGAATCTCTCACCGTCTTCGTTTTCGATGTAAAGTGATTGTATCTGTCTTGACCTTGCACCTGGCACAGTCTCATCAACCTTGCCTTTGTGCCTGATTATCAATTTTGTTTTGTTTAGGTTCTCGAATGAACTCTTAGAAGTGCCTGTTAGGCCTTCTGCAACTGGTGCCTTTTCAACACCCGCTAGTTTAGTGATTCTTGCTAGTTCTTCCGACATCTCGTCAGTATTTACCGTTTTGTTCGTATCTGCGAGATTTTCATAATCCTGCTTCGTTAGGTTGTTTTTTGTGATATCTCTGACATCAAATGATAATTGATGCTCTACGGCGAAATCCTTCAACTCCTTCAAGAAAGCATACCATTCGTCTCTGCTGTCCTCGTCAATTTTGCTGACAAGGTCTCTGTTGTAGTAAACTTTCATGTGCTCACCGTCGGCTAGGCTTATGCTTACCGCACCAAAAGTGTCTGCATCTTCTCTGAATTCGAACTCAAAAAACACAGCATTTCCTGGGTCTCCTGTAGCGGCACCATTCTCGTCTCCTAGTCGTATGTTGGAGAACTGTGATCTTATCTTGTTGAATAGGTCATTTGATGTTTTTGGATTCATTTTGTATTATTTAGCGCCTTTTGAACTTGAATATGGTTCCATGGAGATGAACCTGTTTGGTACGGTGTACTAGTTCAAAGTCGTTGTCAACAGCAATTTTCAGCACCTCTGCGGCAGGCACACCCACCGTTTTTGAGACGTTTTTGTCTATTACTGGTATTCGTAGATAGAGCATGGAATTGCACTTCTTAAACATGGTATCAAGCGATCGCTGTCGCGATATGGTTTTAATTTTATGGTAAACTCCAAGACAGAAGATCTGGTCATAACTTTGATAATCGTAGGTCAGGTAGTTTTTCGTTGAAAAGAATATGTTCTTTATTCCCTTTGCGTTATTCTTGGCCTGCTGTATTCTGTAAGGTTCTATGTCAAAGGCATGGACCTCTTTGAACATTTTGGACAAAGATATTGAAATCAATCCCTCTGCACAGCCAACGTCTAATGCGATGTGTGAAGGGTCTGCTTCTATCAGGTCTCTGAGATCGTTCCATCTGTCCGCAAAGTCAACGTTGCCAATCATGTGTTGACCGGTCTTGTAGTAAAGGCTATGTTTCATTATCCTGTGAACGATCCAAATATCGGCATTGGTGTTATCTCACTGGTGCGGTCAGTCCATTTCTCGAATATTTTTGGATCAAAATCTGCCAACACTTTCATCATACGTGTCATCAGTAGACACGCACTGACTAGGTCGTCGTGCTGTCCAGGTTTGGCTTTGTAACTCAATCCCGACGCCACAAAATCCTTCATCTCGGATATAAGCAGTTGCGAGTTAATTTTCATCTTGCCACCCTCGACAAGTTCTTTGAATTTTGTACATGCGTCGATCTTGTGTTTGGCTGTGGTGTTGAATCCACGTCTAAATTTCCTCCTGTGTCCTTTCCTTATGGGTTCACTGAGGAACATTCCCACAATGTTTTCTTCACCTATGTCCATCACACGCATCAAGGCGGCTTCACCTATGGTATTGTTTTCCATGCTGTAGAAAATTTGTGGAGTTGCACTGGCATCTCTCTCTAGTATTGTGTCGTGTATATGTTTGTTAATACCCTGTAAAATCCTTACCTGCTGGTTCATCGGAGTCATGTTGTGATGCCATTCTCCCACTTGCTCGAATGTTGGCAGTTCAAAAACTTGTATGGCCGCGTAGTCTCCTCCTGTACCCATGCTTGGGTCTAGTGATACCATGTAGGTGTGTCCCGGTGTTGGACGTTTGAACCAACGCACCTGTCCTGTGGTTTCTACTGGCGGTACTCCTTCCATGTCTGCAAGTGTTAAACTGCTGATCAAGGTTTCGTCAAAGATCAAGAATTCACACTCGTGTTCCCTCCTGAATCTCTCTTCGCCAATTCTGGCACGTTCCGCGTCTGCCCATGCCTCGTCCCTATCTGGGTGTTCCGACCAATGCGCCTTCATGGCATAGAAACCGTTTGTACCTGTTATCTTGTCGTTGCCATACTCATCAAATCTTTTATTTGCTTCTTTCCATATCATAGCAAATTGGTCTTCATCACTGTTCGGAGTGGATGTGATCATACACTTACCACCTGTACTCAATGTTGGTGACAGTGAAGTCCAGAACTCTTTAGCCTTTTCGGGTGGTTGCACGAACGCGAACTCATCACAGTAAATTAGCGTGAGTGACATACCCCTACCTGTGTTCTCAGTTGTTGTGGTTGCCATTATCTTTGAACCGTTGTCAAACTCTATCGAGTTCCTGTTGTATTGATTTACTCCGGCCTTTATCCAACTAGGTAACATCTCGTATGCGTAACGCACCCTTGACATGATGTCAGATGCTCCTGCGTATTTGTGTGCGGCGATTAGTATCTGCGAATCTGGTCTGAACATCGCATACCATATTAGATAGCCTGAAGCACAGGTTGTCTTGCCTGTCTGTCTAGGCAACATAGCAATTGAAAACCTATGATTGTTGTAACTTTCTATCAATCTCTCTTGGTATGGGAAAGGCTGGAATGACATTTCTCCCTTAGTAGGATGCTGTATCTTCATAAATTTCTTCATGAAATACAGAGGGCCTGTTTCGGGGTTCATGCACTGCTCAAGGGCTTCTACTTGTTCCTTTGAGTATTTGTGCTTCTTATTGGCTTTCTTTATCTGATCTGAATCTAAACTAACGTATGCCATAACGTAGTATTTAAGGCTGTGATTTGAAGTTGAAAAGTATTACTTTGCTTCTTTGTCTTTGATGGCTTTTTTCATTGGTTCTTTTTTGTCGCCATCTTTGTCCATATCCAAGAAGTCAGGTTTTGCTTTTTTGGCTTCTGCCTGGTACGCTTCCTTGAAGTTCTCGTACTGATTCCTTAAACTGTTTGCAATTTCTTCCTCAGTGATTTTATCTTCTGCGTATGCCATTGGACTGTCACCGCCTGCAACTTTAGGATATGATTTTTTCTGTCTGTTCAAACCACCAGAATTTACATTTACCAAAGTGTCCACGTCTGACACTTTTTCTTGTGGCTCGTTTGCAAAAGTTTCTTCTTGTTGATCGTCTTTAGGCTTGTTAACTATGTCTCTCATTCTAGCCATGTCCATTGAACCTGTTGCGTCGTCTGGATTCATTTCTGGTTCGTCTTTCGGCTCGTCCGCGCCAATCATTTTAGCGTCTACTGGTTGCACACCTGCAAGTTTTAATATCTGCATCATCATTGATGCTTCTTGTGGAGTGTCAGTTGAAATCTGGATTGCTTCTTTAACAGTTTCTTTTTTGTCTTCTTTGCCTGCTTTTTTGTCATGGTATGCTTTTAGACCCGCTGGCATCTTGCCTTCAACTGCTTCTTCTGTTCCGTTGATGCTGTCCCAGAAACCTGCTAGGCTCTCACCATGTTTTTTAATGAATTCTTCTCTTGAAAGTTTCTCTGCCTCGTCGTGCAAATAGTCTTTCATTCCGCCTTCTGTGACCGCTTTAGGATTTGTTCTCTCCACGTTGTCCACAGCGTCTTTCACTAATTCTGGTTTTGTCTCTGCAATTTCTTGTAGTCTCTTTAAAACGTCGATCATTTCCATAATTATTTTCCTTTTGCTGGGTGCGGGTTACCTTTTACTGGACCATCATGTGCCGCTTTCAACATTGATGGTTTAGATTCTTCTTCGTTGCTCTGTGTGTCTTGAACTTTGTTGTCTGATCCTTTTTCGATCTCGTATTTGTTTTCCTTGTCTTTTAGTAATTCTTTCAACAAACTCATGTTTGCTTTTGTAGAATGGAAATCTTCTGCGTTCACTTTTGGTGAATCTTTCATTTCAATGTCTAGCAATTTATTTTGATATTCTGAATTTTTTGCAACTTGCATCTCATCCTGATATTGTTCAGTAGGCTCACCTGGTTTTCTCACCACTATGTGTGTTGCTGGTACCCTTAAAATATCTGAAAGGTATTCCTTCATAGTGATTGAAGACGCTGGATAATTTGTTGTCACGTCAAATATTGTGACTTCCTCGTTGCTCAACTGAGGGAAATCTAAAGGTAGTGTCATTATAGGTGTTTTCTTGCCTGCTGACATTTTGGCCACTTCAAATTTGGCCAGTGCTGACTCTAATTTGTTCGCAAAATCGTCTGCGATCATTCCAGCGACCTTTATTTTGTAGTCATATGACTTTGCTGATTCTGTTAGGTAGTCTTTAAACGTGCTCATATGCAATATTTAGTCTTTTCTAGGCGATACTAATGCCTATTCTATGTTGACTATACCTCCCTTTTTGATCTTATCAAGCGTCTTTTCACTAGGCACACCTGTTATACGCAACGAATAACGCCTATATCTTGAAGCGTTTGCGGTTGCGTGAGGTATGCTCGGATCATAGGATATGCTGTCGCCTGCTTTCCACTGTTGAACGTTCCTGTTGCCCCAAAGTATGAATTGTCCGGGTTCCCAATCCTGTAAATGTATTATGATACGTTGTAATTTTTTTATTCCATATCCGCTTGGATGTCCGTCCATTGTGTCCACGTGATAAGGTTCAAAATTGCCCACATTTTTCTCCATTATTATTGGTTGCACTTCGTCTTCCCACTCGAACCAATCTACTATCTTTGTGAGCGTGGGGTGTTTTTCCGGTTTGACCACTTCCTTGAATCCAACGTGATCCATGCCTCTCACTTCCATTTCGTGTAACCACCATGCCGCGTGTAGCACAGCGATATCGTTTGGATGTATATTTCTTGACTTTTCTCTAACGAACGGAAATATTTCTTTAGTGATATCAGTCTTCCATCTGAATGATAATCCTGTCTGAATGTGATCATTGTCGGAGTCATCACGCCATTTGTCAAAGTGGTATGGACTTTTGCTATCTAGGTAATGATTCCAACTCGGATAGTCGAAACATTCGTGTTCTACTGCCAAATGATGTCCTTTGGGTAATTTTGGTATCTCGTGAACGAATTTTTTTCCTGACATCTAATCTTTTTTTAGAAGTTTTTTCATTAATTCATTACGATCAGAGATCACAAAACCTTCAGATTCCTCAACTGCTGGACCATCCTTGGTGCTTTGATCTAGTTTCTGTTTCTTTAGTTGCAGTTCAATCATCTTGAGTTTTTTATCAATTTTGCCACTTTTTGCATCTATGGCGTTCCTTAAAAAGTTTCCTGCAACTTCAAATATCCTGCCCGAGTATCTTGAATCAACGTTCATCCCCAGGTCCATTAGGTTCTTGTAACTTTCTTCAGCCTCCACAGCAAGTTTGTCTAATTCTAGATCAGACAGTTCGCCTAACCCTTTTACTTGGGGCAGTGCGGCCGCTACTTTGTCGAATTCCTTGTAACTTTTCTCTAGGTTTGCCTTTGTTTGTGGATCTAAATTTTTATTACTTGCGATGCCGTTGGCCTCTTTGATGGCCTTGTCCTTTTCTTTCTTGTCCACTTCCTTGAAGGCTTCTTTAACATTTGGTAAATTTAAAATATCTTCTAGTTTTTTTGTCATATTTTTATTTACTTACGTTTGCCGTTGTGGAACAACTGTTCTTCTGAAACTACCCTGAAGTGTATCCTTCTTTGCTTTGCATAGGCAGACGCCGCTTCCCATTTGGCGGTGTTTATTACAACTTGTTTCTTCTTTGCTAGACTTCTACCTGCTTTTTCCATTGTGGTTTGTGCCATTGGTTTGACCTCTATCATCTCTGCGTGTTTCTTGCCGTTCTTATCAACATATACTATGAAGAAATCTGGCACGTACACAGTATACTTGCCTGTGAAAGGATGTCGATAGGGAATCTTAATTGATTCGCTGGCCCATTGGTACACGTTCGGATGTTCGTCACAAAGTCGCATAAAGGCGTGTTCCCAACTACTCCTATAGGTGGGAGTTTTTGTGCCAACATATTTTTCACTGTTCTTTGGGGAAAATTTACCTTTGGCAAATCTTGGTATCATTGTGTTATTCCTCCCACGATATGTACTCTATCTTCGTTTTGTCTAGAACCATTCAATGCTGTGTGCATTTTGGTGGTGTCAACTACATAATAATTACCATCTGCAGGTAAGTGTCTAAGTTGTCTGTCTTCGACAATAAAACTGCTTTTGTTTGTAATGACCGGTATGTGTATCCTTTGTGTGAAATCACAATGGTATGTGTAGCACTCTCTGGGTTTTAGGATCATGATTCTTGTCCTAAACATTTTCAGTTCTGACATTATTGAATTGATATATGGTATGTCGAATATAGGAACAACGAAATCTGTTTCATTGTATTTAGATTTAAGTTTGTTCATGGATCCCACACTCAGGAATGGATCAAGATTGTCTTTTGTGCCTTGTAGGCCCAGTTGTTTTATACCATCCATGCTAGGTAAGGTCTGCAATTCTTTTTTTATTTTTTCTAAATCTAAGGGCATGTTGTAATATCTTTTATGCGGTGTTTCTGGTTCAGCACCCAATCCACTACCGAAACACAGTAGTCGATGCTCATTTTGTCTGCCTTAACTGACGCGACTCTCGGAGAATCAAAATAACCAAACCTTATTATAGATGTATCTGCTCCTTGATAGAATAGTTGTTCATTTGCTTTGTCTAGGGCAGACTTTTCCACTTGGTATGGATGTGGTTTGTGTTTGTTTTGGTCTGGACTGTTTGATCCAATGTTGATTATTTTTTTTTTCATCTCCGCCGCCTTATATAGTAAATGCACTTGATCAAATCCGTTGTGTTTGCAGTTGATAAAAATGTCGCAATCTTCTAATTTTTCTACTGACCCGTATTTTTTGTGAAGTGCTTGTCCCAGGCCACGCCTTATGCCTGTGATATAAAATTTTTTTTTCATAGGTTAATCTATGATATTTCGAGAAACCGTTTCTTTGGTTGTCAGTGTTTGCCTTACTCCTAACCTACTGGACTTGTACCTGTTGGCATTGAGTATGATTGTCATTAGCTCGGACAGTTGCACCGGATCGGCGTAGGTCAATTTGTCCAGTAATTCTTGTGGATTGATGTTGTCAATTTTGGCCTGCACCAGCACCACGTATGCAGTGCTTTCGGCAGAGACCCTAGTGAACCCTCTTTTCACAAAGAACGCCACTGTGCTGTCATACTCTCCCACATTGAACTGGTAATCAGATTCGTAGGCAGTAGTTGTAAGTTTTTCTATAGTTTTATCCAGGTCATCCTTCTGTTTAGGTGGTAGGTTAGTGTAAAATTCTGTCATTATAACGATGCTTTCTCAGTGGCTATTGCCACGTCCTGTGTTGTACGATTTATCTTAATAAAACCTTCGGTCACAAGTTTTCTAATGTCCGTGATTGCCTTATTCCTGTAGACAGTCTTGACGGCGGCGGAGGCGCCGGAGTACTCGACATCAGATTCTGCCACTGTGAGGTCGTTCCTTGAACCGATGTCTTTGTAATATAGGTAGGACGCTATTTCATCCTTGATTGTTTCATCGTTACTGATTAGATTGAAAGACTCTTCCGCTGTCAGGAAAGTTACTGTGTCCAGAGTCGGTGACGTGATGACTCTAGTGTCGTTTTGTTGCTTTTTGTCGTTAGTGCTCTTTGCCGCGGCCACTACCGCACCTGCCGCCACAACCGCACCAACCGAAAAGGCACCAACAGGATTAGTAATAGTGCCTGCCTGTTTTCCAATTTCTAACACACCCTGTTTCGCGATTCCTTTAAGTTCTTCCTTGACATCTCTCTTCTTGATCTTCTTGGCGTTGTTATATGTGTTTGATGCTGAAAGTATTGCACCTAGAATGTTGCCTGATTGCACATTCCTTATGACGGAACCTATTCCGTCGACTACCCCGCCTGGTCCAAATATACTGTTGGTACCGCCACCTAGAACTGTTAGAGGGGAAGGTTCCTTGTCATAGTGTACGGTGGCAAAACCGGGAACGTTGTTGCTGTTGATCAATCCTGACTTGTATATAACGGTCTCATAGAACACCTGCATGGTGTTTTGCAAAACACCAGCACCGTCGGCCTGGTTTAAGTTGTCATGGCTGAATGATCCTATCACTGGATTCACTAGTGTCATTGATGTGAATCTCTGTTTGTGTAATACAAATATTTCAATACCTTTGAGATAAGGTTTCTTCCTTACAGAGGGTGTGTCCATTCCAAATTTTGATACGTTTTTCTTGTTGATGCCATCGTAGTAGTCGTCCTTAGTGTTGGATATT